ATTCCACTAGCAGGCAAGTTAGTTAAGTTAGCACCACTAATCGCTGGAAGGGTTGCGGGGAATCTTGCATCAGGTACAGTTCCACTTCCTAGATTTGTTGCGTTTAAATTTGTTAAAGCTGATCCACTAGCTATTGGAAGCGTTGCTGGAAAACGTGCGTCTGGCACAGTTCCACTTGTTAAATTAGTTGCGTTTAAATTTGTAAGGTCAGCTGAAAATCCTGTAGCTGTACCATTGTTTGTAATTGCTGCACCAGAGTCGATAATAATACTACCACCTGATTTGACATTGATTGCTCCACCTGAAGTTACATTCTGTGTACCTGATTGAGTAAAAGTAGTACCTGCTGGATACTCTACAGTATCTCCGGATGTTCCAATTTTAATAAGTGAAGTATTTGTACTACCAACTTGAAGCGTAGTGCTACTTTGTGTATCAATTGTATCTACTTCTATTTTACTCATTATACTATTACCAACGTTCCTGTTACTGTTATTGTATGGGGGAAAGTTACTGGACCAGCGAGAACCGCTGATTCAATTACGATATCTTTGTTGTTGATAACTTCAGCATGAGTATAAATTTGTTCTGACCCAGGCTTATTACCGATGTATACCTCGTTGTAATAATCACTCATATTTTAATTCCTTAAACTGGTATTGTACTAATTTTGTCAACAACACTTGTAATAACATCAGCTGCTGTTCCTTCACTTGCATTACCATTTAGAACATCACCTGGATTAATTACAAATTTAGCACCACCTTGAACTAGTTCAACTGAACTTGCTGGTGGTATACTTAAACCTTTTGCAATGTATCTTAAGTTTGCTGTACCAGTTGGTACTACCCAAACATTAATTGTAATTGCATTAGTTAAAACATTTGCAATTCTAATTCCAATAATTGCATCTGAAAATCCTGCTGCTGCAGTATCACATAAAGCAGTTGTGCCTGTTCCTAATTGTCTTGTGAATGATATAAAATTTTGTGCCATAATTGTTTTTTCCTTTTGTTATACTATAAAGCGATTGCCATTGCTACTGCAAAACCAGGACCAGCAGCTCCAACTGCATCCCCATTTTCATCTAAATAAACTGCCTTACTAGAAGGTAGCGTACAAAAAACATCTAGTTGTCCGCCAGAAAAATTAATTTTCGTAGTGTTACCAGAAGAATTATCCAAAACAGTATCTCTTGAAAGTGTGTCTGTTGCAGCATCTGTTACTGTTCCAATACCTACTTCAAAAAGATTAGTTCCTTGTTCATGGATAGTATAATAAGTTGTACCTGCATTTCCTATTCCATCAACAAAACTAATAAAACCAGTTGGTACAGTTGCATTTAAATTTAAAGTGACTGTTCCACTAGTTGTACTATTTTGTTTTACTCTGTTGTCTAAAACAATAGCCATCTATAAGTCCTACGGGTTTCCTGTTATACTTAAAATTGCATCACCACCTGTATTAATTGTTGGGAATGCTACTTGAAAAGTTCCGTTAGTAGAAGACTTTGCTCCATTAAAATCTAAAATTGCTACAAGATAATTTGCAGCTGCATTAGTATCATATCTATATAAAACTCCAAAGCCTGCAGAAATAGTTGCAGTTGCCCAAGTCGCATCACTCCAGTCGACTGTAGTAAAGTTTCCTGTTTGCCCTACAGTTGCTGTAGATAAAACTGCGCCACCTGCTGTGTAATTTACAGTGCTACCAGTATTATTTACTTCAGTTCCAACTGCTGAATAAATACTTGAAGCAGAAGTAAAAGGTGGAGTGCCTCCATTAAAAGTATAAAGTGCTAATCTGTATGCTCCAACAACTGGTGTCCCTTGTGCTGCTCCACCTGCACCGGGTGCGGCCACAATTGTTGTAAAGTCGTGTTGTGCTTTTAAAATTCCTTGTTTAAAAGCGAAAGGTACTACGTTTGCCATTTTTTATTTTCTCCTTAATTAATTTTGTGTTCCATAAGCCGATGGTGATTTTGATTTAAGTTGTTGACGAAGTTCTCCATCATCGTATTCGTCTCGGCGTCTGTAACCAATTTGTTCGGTTGCATACGTTGTAAGTGCATTTTGATAAAGCCCTTGGTAATATTGTATCATATCCTGAGGACCTTTCAAGTACCCATATGCATTTACCAGAGATCCATATAAAAGTAAATCTTGATATTTATTGGATAAATAAGTTCCGTTTGTAGCTGCTGGTTTCCCAGTAGGTAGTGTTGCATTAGTTAAACTAATAGGTTCCTTATTGTACGCCAAAGTAATAGAATAACCAGTGTCTGGAGTAGGTGCTACTACCCAAAAGGTTTCATCCCAATTACCATAGTATTTAGGTATACCTACTGCTGAAGTTGAAGGAGTAGAGTAGTATTCTGCCATAAAACTAGGATCTCTTTGTTCTAAAAACACTTGATTACCATTAGCATCTGTTAGTTGAGCATAGTTAATAGACCTTAAATCTAAAGGAATAGTTACATATCTATTGCCTGAAACTAAATTAGATGTTGCATAATTTGCATTTTGATCTGTAGGAACAGATCTTATAATTCCATTTTCTGAATTTTTAATAATTGTACCTAAAATATTATCTGTTAAAACAGTATTAGATACTTCTGTATAAGATCTAATATCAGATTGTAAATTTGCTAAAGTATATGCCATATTATAATGCCTCTAATGTTACAGGTCCTGCTGAACAACTGTTACCACCACCTTTTACACCAGATATTGTTCCATTACTAGCACTTTGAAAATAAAAATAATTAATTGGAGTTGTTAAAGAATCAGTAGTAGTTGCTTGTGTTACATTTCCCACATTATCTATTTTACCTAATTGAATTGTAAAACCAGCTGCTAAATCTATATCAGTTACTCCAGATATTGTAGGGATAGGAGCGTAAGATTGTAAATTTGGTGTGTCTGCTCCACCTGCGCCTGCTCCAGTTACTTGTGGTGCTCCTCTTAATCTTACAACACTTCCTGCCGTTCTTTGATGGTCTAGTGAATAAACATTTACGTATGTAATAAAAGGATTAAATGAAACAATAACTTCAAATGGATTTGGATCTAATAAAATTAATTGAGGAGTAGAATCTCTTTGTACTCTAGGATTTTGTAAAGCCTGTGGATCTGATCCAACAGGTGCTGGTTGAAGTTGTGGTTGTTTAGCTTCATACTCTGAATAATGAACTAAAGAACCATTCCATTCTCTAACCATTTCTGTATATGGAAATCTTAATCCAGATCTATCAGAAATAGATAAAGCTTGTTTACCTCTAGCAAAAACTCCCATTATTTTTTACCCCCTGGTCCAATAGGTTTTGCAACCATACCACCTTTTTTATAACTATTTAATAATTCTTGAATAACAGTTAAACCAGGTTCTTCTGAAAATAATTCTATTAATTTTTTTCTAGAAAGACCTTGTAGTTCTGATTTACTATTTTTAAAAGTACCCATTGATGTCTCATATCTTTTTGCCATTACGACATAACTCCATCACCATAAAAAGTTTGTGGTGAAATAAATGTAGATGTACCTTGGTTGTCAGCGTCTAATGCTCTTGCCATTTCTGTTTCATAAATTCTCTCAAGTTCTGGAGTTCTAGCCGGTGAATATTTCATACTTAAATAATAAGCAAGACCAGACATCATACATGGATAAAATCTATCTACTACATCTGATGAATTTGTATAAGAACCGGGATTATCAATTTGTGCCATGTAGTAAAAACAAAACTGAAAATTACTGGGTGTAGTTGTACTAGATACACTTGCGCTTGGTGTAGCATATAAAAATATGCTAGGATTAATTTTTCTATCTATATAATATTGAGAAGGTGTACCTTGTGTTAATTTATTAGGTGTTGCATTATATTGTGATCTACTAATTTGAGTTATGGTAGTATCAATTGGATTTGTTACAGTAGAATTATTTCTATAAGTTGCTTCTAAAATTTGACTTAAATCATTAGGAAAATTAACTGAATCATTTGCATAATTATATTCAGCTTGTCCTCTTATTAATGGAACTTGAGCATACTTTACTTTCCATAAATGAACACCTCTGTTTTCCCATTCTTTAAACATAATATTTAAAGATCTTCTTGCTGATTTTAATTGGTAACCTGTTCGAGTTCCTCTTATATTAGTTCTTTCAAAAGCTTCTTCTATAATATCATCAATTGCTGGATCAAATCTTTGTGTTCCAGAAGTAGGTGAAGCAGTAAAAGCAATATTACCCATACCACTATGATTAGAACAGTAGTAAAATAATGTAGGAGCACCGACAGTTTTTACAGGAGCGACAACAATTTGAGTAAATGCTGTTGCAGTTCCTGGAGTTCCAGAAGTTGTTACACCTGTTGTATATTCAACTCCGGTACCTGCTGCACCTCCTGGTGGTGTTCCAAAAGTTCCATTAGATGTAGCTGAAAAACGAAGTGAGTGTGTTGCATTACTAGCCGCATCTTGATTAAAGATATAAGTATTGCCTTCCTTAAGTTCTAATGTCGGACTAACAGTGCCATTAATAAAAAATTTATTAGCATTAGCACTAAAAGCATTAGTGCCAGTTGCAACAGTAACTGTGTAAGTAATAGTTGCCATGTAAAATTTAAGCTCCGGTAATTGTTACTGTAACGCTTCCGCCTGCTCCAGCTAAATTATATACAATTCCATCTTTAAATAAAATTCCAGAACCTGGAACATAAACTTCTAGTCCTTCTGTTCCAAATTTATAAGTAGCTACTAAATTACCTGCCGCCGCTGCTCCTACAGTTGCTGCGTTATATAAAAGTAAAGTAGAACTCGCTATTCCTAATCCTTGGATAGAAGTAATTCTAGCTCTGCCCGTTCTAGATAAAGTATTTCCACCTATTACTTCAAAGTTAAGGGTTGTTTGGTCACTTGTAAAAGATCCGCCGCCTGACATATGTATTCTCCTTTTAAATTTTATGTGTGGGCCGAAGCCCACACTAATTAATTAATTACGCTGATTCAGCACCGTTTTTTTCGTCGGCAACAAAGTAGTAAAGAGTACCACTTGCAGTACCTGCAAATGAAGCAGACGCAGTATGAGTAACTCTTAATTGTTCTCTTGAGCCAGTACCATTTACAATAGCTGGTCCATATTCAACAGTATTTATAATTGTTGATATACCACCTAAATCTGCACCTGCAGTTCCACCAGCACCTACTGCTGCTGTTTCTGATTTTGCATCAACTGCAATACCGTCTGCAAATCCATCTGGATTTGCAACAACAACACCACCAGCAATTGGAGTGTATCCAATATCCATTGTTCCACCACCAGCTGCTGAACCGTCCCAAATTACTATTTTGTAAACGACAGCACCTTTTGGTAAAATTACTGTTGTAAGATCTATTTCTGATTTTTGTACATTTCCATTACCAGCTGTTAGTGTATTTGGTATGTGAAAATTTGCTGTTGCTGCCATAGAACCTGCTATTGAAGTTCTTGAACCGTCACCGTTTTCTCTGACATTTCCTGTAAATGTTGTATTTGCCATGTTAATATTCCTCCTAGAATATGTAAATACAGTCCCTAAGGGTTGTCGACTATACGCGTCTGTACTTAAAATTATTTAATATATAGTGAATTGTTTATAGCTTATTTTTGAATAAAGTGCAAGAGATCCCGTAAGGAAAGTGCGATTTCAGCGATGTAACTTTTGTCTAAGTAGCTACAGAAACTTGTGGAGCAGAACCTTCTACGTTGTTCTGTAAATGGGCTAATCTAGCTTCTTCAAGCTTAATATCAGTTATGATCTTTTTAATTTTGTCATCAATTCTGACCATATCAAGAGTATATCTATTATTGTCAATATGCTCCTGTTCCCACTTCAACTCCAAGGACCTTTTTGCTTTGTATAGGTCTTGTATCATTTATAACCTCTTCATAAGTTATTCGATTTAATCCCGAATGATAACTATCTCCGAGATACTCCCACACTATACTGTTTTCTCCCAGTTTGTCAAGTACTGCATCTTCAACACTTTTAGCCGTATCATCAACATGCTCAACATTAAATTTTGCATGATAGTTATAGGCCCAGATAGTTATAGTAGTTTTTTTCATTTACACACCTTGTTGTAGTTAAAAAAAGGGCCGTTTTTAGGCGGCCCTTTAAATTATTTATTAAACGCCTGGAGATCCGAAGATTCCTCTAGGATCAGAGAAACCAAATACGTATCTCTCTCTAGCTTTGTACCTAACATTACCAGTATCGAAGTCGCCTTCCATAGTAGTTTTGATAGGTGATCTGCTAAAGTGCTTAAGACCATTTGGCACGTCTGTTTTGATAAAGAACGCATCTGTGTCAGTTAGGTAATGATTTACAGTATAACCTTCTGGAATCATTCCCATGTTTTTAATTGCGTTAAGATCATTATCAGCTGTTCCAACTCTACCTTGAGTGTTCATCAATCTATCAGCTGTAAATTGTAAGTTAGAAGGAATTACTAATTTCATTCCTCTAGCTGCAACTTTTAAGCCTCTTTCATCAGTGAACGCTGCAATGTCGATTAACGATTGTTCTAATGAAGTTTCGTTAAGGTCGGCTGCAGTTGCCAAAGTGTTTGAGAAAGTACCAGATAATGTAGGGTGTACAGTAGAAAGTAATGCAACTCCATCACCTCCAGCAAACGCTGCATTGAAACCATTGTTCAATACTGCTGCTCCTCTTACATTTTTAGTACTAGCCATAGATCTTGCTAAAGCTTTTGTATATCTAGACGCAAGTCTGTCATACAAGTTATCCTCAATCGCTTCTTCAGTGATTGCGAACGCTAAAGCGATCGTTTCGTTAGTGTATCTAGCAGTGAACGTTTCTTGTGCATCGTCAAACTGAATTCCTTGGCCTTCAGCTTTAACTGCTGCATTTCCGAAACCTGATAGCATCACTTCTTCTTCAAACGCTCTGTCTGAAGATTCAGTATCAAATATCTCTTTTGTTTCATCTGCATATGTTCTGTATTCAAGTCCAAATAGTGCATTTAGACCTGGCTCTAACTCTTTTACGAGTTGTGCTCTTGATATTGCCATGTTTTTATTCTCCTATTTGGGGTTAATTAAAAGCTGCCGCTTTAGTTAGTGTTACGATTACATCAAGACTTCCTAATACATCTGCAAAATCATTTTGATTTGCGACATTAGCGCCTCTTACAACTGTCCACATACCATTAGCAACTGCTGCACCGTTAGATAATAAACAAGTTGATTGTCCATTACTTGCTGCGCCTGCTGTAGCTAAATTATAAGCACCAGTATTAAAAATTGCATTGGTAACTGGACCTACTGCGCATCTTACTGTGTACTCTTGATTTGGGTTTGTGTTTGCAAAAGCAGTGATATTAGCACTACCTGTGTTGTAATCAACCGAAGTTAATTGTCCTGCAGTTAAACCATTAGTCCATGTAGGTTTTCCAGTTGGGTCAACAAAAGTTGCTCCATTGAAAACACCTTGAATTAAAGGTCTTGCTGTAGTCCAAGCTACTCCGCCTGCTGTTCCGTCACCCATTGGGTTTTGTGCCGCATCCATTACAAAACCAAGTGATCCATTTCCCGCTGCTGTTTGCATCGAAATAGGATTACCTTTTTGCATTGTAATAGTAGTGGCTGCCGGTTGAACTAGGAATTCAGATTGACCACCTGTAG